ATTACAGCATCCTCATAACCTGGATGATAAGGTGCTTCAGCAACTAGATCGTTTTTTGTGTTATCAAAATCCTTATCTAATTCAGAGATCGTAAAATTTGCCATTATAATTTACCTGTCATAGCTGCAACAGCAGGCATATCACCAGTAAATGGATATGATCCAATATGTTGCGTTTTCATCCAAGGACACAACCAAATTTCTCCACCAATCTTACGCCACATCTGGCAGAACATGTAGTCTTCCGATAAGTAACGATCAGAACCACCGCCTGTAATAGATTCTTTGGTGTCAATGACTGTATCAAAATACGCATGAATGTAACGAGTACCATCAAAGTGTTTTTGGCCAACATGATCTGGTTTATAACGAATATTTGGAAATGCTTGTTCAAGTTTTTCGAATACCGCTCTTTTAACCATCATGTAACCTGTACCAATTTCAAGAACTTCTAAAGGTTCGGTGACTTGGAATGTTTTTGTTCCGTGTACTACATTGAATACATATTCACCAACAAGTTTTTCCAATTCTTTTGGATCCATATCAGGATTGTTTCTGGCTGCTTGTGCGATGTTACCCCAATTAATTGATTTTTTAGGATAGGGACCACCAATAACATCTTTATCTAACGCCATCATAGCCAATACATCTTGCGGATTATAATGAATATCAGAATCAAGGAACAACAAGTGAGTACATTCAGAACGGAGGAATTCATCAACGAGATAATTTCTTGCTCGAGTAATTAATGATTCGTTGAATAGAAATGAGAACTTCGTATCAATACCGTATTTTGCCATTGTTGCTTGTAGGTCTAAACACGATTTGACATATAGGCCGTGAGCCATGCCGCCATACATTGGTGTAGCGACAAATAATTTATTTAGTTTTAATTCGTCAAGCTTAACTTTAATTTCCATAATATGCCCATAAAATAAAAAGAGGAATCGACACTTTTATTTATCGATTCCTCTCCACTTTTCCTAAACTATTTTAGGCAAAAGCACGCTCACCTTGAGCACGGATAGCGGCAATACCTTCAGCGACCATTCGCTTTGTAGGTTGACCTAAGCGATAGAAAGAAACTTTCTCACCGCTTGAATTAACACGGCTATTCAAGTAGATAGCATTGCCTTCGTTACGCAAATCATTGATTGTTGCGGAAGGATTAGCGATACCAAAAACTGATTGCATCTTAGCTGCTGTTAATGTGTTATAGGCAGAATCTTTAGAAAGATATGCCAAGACTTTTTGCTTAGTTGACTTCATTACGAAATACTCCAAATATGGTCTCTACAAGGTAAATCATTTGAAAGGAGACCGTTCCTTCAAATATGAAACAAGTATATCAGATTATGATACGGCTGTCAAGCGTTTTCAAGGTAAAGATGAAAAAAGACCCGACTTTCGCCGGGTCAAAGTGCCGAAACAGTTAAATACTTATATTGCAATTGTGTTATCGGGTGTAGGTTCTTCAGGCAAATCGATTGTCTGAGCCATTAAGGTTTCGGTATTAGCACCTGCATCAACCTTAGTGTATAGATCCATAAAGGATAATTTTGTATCAGTATCAAAACGATTTAAACACAATTCAATTGCCTTCATCTTATTACTAAACACACCATAGGTACTAATGATATGCACCAGACGGCGGGTTGAAATCACTTCATCACAACCACCATCGGCAAAAGTTTTACGAATAACATCTGCCCAAGTAACTAGTTTCTCGGCAAAATCGTCATCTAATTTACCAACAGTTGCCAATTCTTTCTTTAGAATTTTCTTTTCGATAGTAAGTGGTGGCCAATCTTGCTCAATTGTATTTACAAATCGTTCAAGGAAAGCTTCGTTCAAAACATTGGTAAACATATAACGACCATCGTCACTACCTTTACCTTTAGTATTTGCGGTAGCAAACACAGTAAAACCTGGGGCTGGTGTAATTAACTCACCTTTTTTCTTTAGTAAAAATGGTTTACCTTCAAAAACCCGTTGTAAAGAGGAAAGATTATTTGCACCATAATCGATTTCATCAATACAGAGTACAGCACCTTGGCGAGCAGCCGTTGTTACGGGGCCATCACGCCATTCCATTTGGCCGTTAATCAAAACATAATTACCTAGAAGGTCGCCTTCATCGGTTTCAGGTGTCATAGACACTACTACAAATTTTCTTTTAGCTTTTGCACAAGCCTGTTCGATTGACATTGTTTTGCCGTTACCTGATTGGCCAGTAACAAAAACAGGAAAGAATCTTTCAGACTGTACGATAGCAAGCACATCATCAAAGTTACCAAATGGTACATAATTTTTATATACATTAGGTACTAAATTTGAAATATCAAGATCAGTAACAACATTAGTGATACGATTACCACCAGATTCTACAGGTTTTTTCATGGGAATCACTTGAGCATTTAAATCAATTGTTTGGGCTTTTGATACAGGCATATTACCTGGAACTTTAAAAACACCACGCTTCAAACGATTTGCTTCTTCATTGGTAAACCAATATGGATGAGCAACTTTAATTTTAGAGCAGATTTTTTTAATATCTTCGGTAGTCACTTCAGATTTACCACTTGAAACTAAAGCATCAATAAACTTCTGGCGGGTTTCGGCACGCTTAGACATAATATAAAACTCCTATTTCACTATAATAAAACCATTATAAAGGAATACAACAACAAAGTCAAGCCAGCTGTTGTATCCACGCAACACTTAGGCAGCTATACCCTGTATGAACTTGGAGACCATAACACGGTTTACCTGACGGACTTTATTAAATTTCATAAAAGCTGTTTTTAATTTGTTGGCCGTCACTTTGCCATTTACTTCAAAATCTTCATTTTCAATCTTCAATTCATTACCACCGGGAGTTAAATAAAACTTATCATATCCCACATTATCAGATTCTAAAAATTTCTTTTCTTTTAATTCTCTTGCAAGAAGTTTACATTCTTCTTTAATGCCATAATAATTTTTTTGGCGAATAATGTCCATCTTTTTAGAATGATACCTTCTTTCGATGGCACCACGCATATTACTAACATTACCTTCAATAAGGAAGAAACCAAAAATTCTTGTACCGGTTTTATGTTTCAACCATTGAAATATAACTTTTCTCAAAGCATCATGACTGTCCCACATACCCATGGCATTATTGGTTTTGATTTGCATTTCAAATTTTGATTTTTTATCTACAACATACACATTTTGCGAGTTTGTATTAAAATGCCTAGGAATCAATTTGTTATCTTTTTCTTTATCAATTTCACAGGTATAATGGATACTATCAGAATCGCCATCATGTACAATAACTGTATTAATAATATCAAGATTATTTTTTTGTTTGAAATTATTAATAATTGGTTCGATTGCAATTATAGATTCAATCAAAGGTGTATTTGATAACAACTCTGAATTTGGTGAATAATAACTACCTTTTGCAAAGCCTTCCATCAATAGTAACATATTCTTAATAGAAGCATTCCACTCAACATTAGACATGGAGGAATTCAAATACTCACGCAAATAACAGTCATTCAAATAGAATTCATTTTCGTTATGAGTAAAACCACTTTCTTCGGTAACTTCTTCGTTAGGAAAATCAGTCTTGCGAGCTAGGGTATGATTACCAAACCCATAAACTAGAAACGGAATATTCACTTTGCGGCAAAAACTGGCCAAGATCAAAATTTGTTCAATAGAAGAATACATATTTCTATGCATTGAACTTGATTTATCAAGCAATAATACCAAACCATGAGATTTACCTTTTGGTATTTTCATGACTTTACGGAAAATAGAATCATCTATTTGATATTTGTAAACCTTATTTACATCAATATCACCAGTATTTGAGATTTTAGCCTTAGCATATCGTGTGGCTGCCTTACGCATTTCAAACTCTTTAGCTAAAAGACCAATGTACCGATCATTCTTCTTTTTGAAATCATTAAGCAACTTGTTAGCCCGATGGCCATTCTCATCTTCAGAGTAACTGCCTCTCTTACCATAAAAGGCATGTAATTGTTCTTGTACCCGTTTTGCAGGCGTTACCATACTTTTCATATTCTTTACAGAAGGAACTTGTATGTACACATATTCTTTGCATTTGTCATCAAGCAATTGCATTTCATTTTCACGGAAAGAATCATCAGTTTCACATGATGGTTCAAACTCATCATATACAGGCTTAGATGGTTTGTAACGATTTAATGAAGATATTAAAGTTTCTTCTTCGGTTTTTTCTTCTTTCGAATCTTCAGAATTATCACCATTAGACTTAGGTGATTTTTCTTTTTGATCTTGATCCAGTTTGCCATCTTCATTTTCTTGTGATTTAGAACTGCCTTCAGAATCATCACCTTCTTCATTTTCTTCTTCGGATTCTTCATCACCACCATCTTCTGAACCTTGCGAATCATCTTCACCATCATAGTCATAGTCGTTATCATCTAGACTATCAAAAAATTCTTCAGCCATTTCAAATTGTTCATCTTTAGAATAATTCCAAACTTTTTCAGTAACTCTTAAAACATCTTCCCAAGTTTCAACACCTTCTACTTCTTTTAATAGAATTTGTTCTTGAGCTGAGAATGAGATACCGAGAATGTTATCACCAAGAGTACCGCCACTTTTAGTGAACATATTTAAACGATTGATAAAAGACATTGCATTAATATCTTCATCCTTAATACCAAAGAAATCACGGTCAATT